CACGCTGCTCGCGGGCGATCAACTCCAGGTCACGGCGGGCACGGGTGCCACGCTTGGCTACTACGACATCCTCTCCACCAACGGGTCCACGACCCTCGTGCTGCGGACGAGCATCGGGGCTGCGGCGGATACGCAGGTGGACATCACGGGCGAGGTGGAGCTGGCGGGGCTGATCCTGCCCTCGGACATCCAGGAGCTTGCTGGGCTGCCCTGCGGGTCGGTGGCGGGAACGTGCATCTTCCCTGCGACCATGCAGGCGCTCATTGATGCCCGCGAGTCGGGGGTCTCGCCCAATGGCGGGTACTACTACGGGGCCATCGTCTACGGCGTCAGCGTCGGGGCGAACGGGGGAGCGCCGGTTCCTCGGCTTGAGCTGTACCCGGCCCCTGCCGACGACGACCTGAACGCGGTGACGATCTACTACCGCTCAGGCTGGACGAATCTCACGGCGGACGACCAGTTCAGTTCGACTCCGGTGTGGTTCGATCCGCTGTTGATCCAGGCCGTGCGCGCCTACGCATACGGCATTGAAACGAGCACGATGGCCCAGGCGCTAGCCGAAGTGCAGATGTCCGCGTTGTTCATAGCGGCCCAGCGCAGGGACGGAGCCGTTCAACGGAGATACGGCCCGCTTCGCGGCTCACGGGTCATGCGTCGTCTCGGTCCCATCGGGAACGAGTCTGTTTCACTCACCTTCACCTATCCGTAGGAACATCTCATGGGATCCAAAGTAAAAATCATGGCTCTGGAGGCTCGATATTCGGGCCTCACAGGAACGTCTGCCGTCACGGCCAACGACGTTCAAACGCTCGTCAACAAGAGTCTCCAGGACTCCACGACAACGCTCGTGGACGATGCGGACGCTACCAAGAAGCTCAAGCTCCAGTTGTCGGGGATTACGACCGGGACGACTCGGACGCTGACGGTGCCGGACGCGACGGACACGATCAACGTCATCGGCACGGCCCAGACGATCACGGGAGCCAAGACGTTCGGTTCTACTGGGTCGGTTGGCAAGCTCAAGGTCGCGGGCACTACCAGCGGTTCAACGATCGTTGATGCGACGGCGATAGCCTCGGGCACGCTGACGCTTCCGGCGGCGACGGACACGCTGGTTGGCAAGGCGACGACCGACACGCTTACCAACAAGACGCTGACCGATCCGGCGGGGACAGGGTTCGTTCTCTCGAAGACGATCACCTTCACCGAGGACGCGACATCCACGACCCACACGGGGACGGTGGCGCTGCCTGCGGGCTCGACGCTTCACAACATCCAGGTTGTGAACACGGCCCTGTGGACTGGCGGCACGGCGACTCTCAAGGTTGGTGACGACGACGACGACGACGGCTGGTTTACCGGCGTGAACATGAAGGCGACCGACCTCCTTGTAGGTGAAGTCCTCGACATCACCAACGCGGAAAACTGGGGCGGTGTGAACGGCGCATATCTTGTGGCGGGGAGTGGCTTGAAGGGCACCGCGCAGGCGAGCAACGCCGGTGTCTACTACGGTGCGTCCAACAACGTCATCGCTGTTATCACCGTTGGAACGCCTGCTACCACGGTGGGCCGAACCTTTATGACCGTCACCTACTCGGTGGGTGCTGTCACGGCGGCCACGGCTGCCTAGACCCTCATGCCGCGCCTAAAGCTGAACTTCCCGTTCGGGGGCCTCTCGGAGAACTTCGCGTTCGACGAGCAGCCGCCCAATACCTCGCGGGACATTCGGAATATGCGCGGCGTGGACCCCAAGACGGGTCGGCTTCGCGGAGCTTCAAGGGCGGGCGTGTATCGGTTCATGGAGAATCCGATCGCGTCCGCCCCCGTGAAGCGCATAGATCAGGTGGTCTACGAGGCCCCGAACCAGGACTACACCGACCTCGGTGACGCGCTGGTTACGGTGTGGTCGCGGGCCACCCCGTCCAACAGGGACTCGCTAGGCTTGGCTCTGGACAGCCAAAGCAACCTCTTCGTGCTGGACGGTGCTGCGGGGATCGTCAAATACAACTCCTCGGGCGTCAAGCTGTTCAAGATCAGCCTGCCCGCGGACGGCAAGGGGGATGTGTGTCGGGCGCTTGTGGTGGATGCGACCACGGGGTTCATCTACTCGGGCGTCTCGGACAGCGGGGACTCGACCAAGGCGCGGCTGTGGTGCTATCGGCAGCAGGACGACAACGAGACCGATCAGGTGTTCGAGGTCGAGATCGGCGGGCTGGTCGAGCAGATCAAGCTCTACAACCGCGAGCTGTACGTGCTGCTGAACTTCCCCGACAGGGGGCGCGCGTACATCCGGGTTTACGGCTTGATCGACACCACGGAGCCCGAGCAGCAGAAGGAGTGGCAGGTCCCCTATCCGGCCAACGACTTCGACATCTCGCCCAAGGACGGTTCGATCTTCGTGGCGTCGGACGTGAACACCCAAAGGGGTCTGGACCCTCGATCTCCGTCCACGACGCAGGACTCGGTGGATTGGACGCCGAGGGATCTGGACAACTTCAAGAAGCGCATCTATTCGTGGCACGACGCGAGCGAGCGCGACACGTTGGCTCTTTCGCCTATCGGCCCCGAATCAGGGGATGACGGCGCGGAAGTGATCCAATGGAAGTGCAAGATGAAGACGGGTCGGGACTGGTTTGCCAACAAGGGCATCTCGGCCTACCCGCCCGTCCCTGCCGAAGAAGCGGGACCGGTCTATCGTCAGGAAGGCGTGAACGGCCAGCCCTCGCTCTCGTTCACGGGCACGGTCTACCGGGGCTCGAACGACAGCAACATTGGCCGCTCGATGGTCGGTCTGCCTGCGTCGTCGGCGGACAGGGCGTACCGAAGGGAGCACCTCTCGCCGGTGCCCACATACAAGGGCGCGCAGTTTGCGATGTTCATGGTGGTCAAGGCTGGCATCGACCGTAACCAGCGTGGGCTCCTCTCGTTGCCCAAGGCGGACAACGACGACGGTCGAATGCTCATCGTCAACCGGCGGCCCGACGACTCGCTTCCGGGCAACTGGCCCCACCCTGGCTCTGTGTACCTGCACGAGCGGGACGGGGTGGCCTCGGACACGGGCCAGTCCACGCCGGACACCGACGCGCCGCTGTATGTGAGCCCGAGGCGAATTGGTCCTGGTGGGCTCTCGAATACGGGTCTCGCGGTGATTACGTGGATCTGCGACGGGGGCGTGCATGACGTGGACGACGGCACGGCGTCACGGTCGTTGATGCGCGTGAACGGTCATCCGGTCGAGCGTTGGCAGTCCAAGCCGTTCAGCACGGAGGAAGCAATAACGCTCGGGATTGCATGGCTGGCGAGCGGAACGTTCTCTCATCACAGGTTCGCGGGCGAGGTCTGCGAGATGGTGTGCCTTGGTGACTGGTACGACCAGGACGAGAACCAGCAGAGGTTGATTACCGCTCCGACGTACCCGGACACGGCGGCTCCTGCCTCGGGTGCGACGCTTTCGGACACGGAGTGCGAGCGGATCGAGGGGTACTTGGCGCACAAGTGGGGGATCTCACACGAGCTTCCTACGGGACAGGCTGCTTGGGCGCAGTTCTCGGCGACACCTGCGGACGGTGACACGCTGACGATCGACACGGTTACGTACCGGTACAAGACCACGATCGCGCAAGCCAACGACATCAAGATAGACACGGACGACACTCGCAACATGGCGATCAATCTCTACTTCGCCATCAACCGGATAGGCGAGCCTGGGATCGACTACCACCAGGAGACGTTGAAGCATCCAACGTACATCGCCACGGCGGGGGTGCAGTTGTCGAACATCGACGAGCCTCCGAGCATCTACGTCGGCATCCGGTCGATTGACCCGTACGCGCCGAGGATATCGCTTGCGACATCGACGGGCTCGGCCTCGATCACATGGAATGCGGCGACGACGCAGCAAGCAATCGACGGCAACGGCGGGCCGGACGGGTTCTATCCGCATCCGTTCACGCTCAAGAAAACAACGTGGTCCCGAGGCGGGCCACCGGGAACGGGGGCCGAGGGGGCAAATACCCTCACTCAAGTTACACCTTCGTATCTGCTCCAAAGCCCCCACACCATGCTCTCGAAGTGGAGCGCGAACACCGGCAACCTGGAGTGGGTTGCCACGTCGGGCTACGACGTGACGGCCTCGCTGTTTGATCCTGGCGTTACGGATCAGGTTAGGACCACGGGGACGGGCCTTAGCGGGATGGGCTACGGTGTGCGCGTCAACTCCGAGGGCGAGATCTATTCGGCTGGGCCGAGGCAGGCTGCTGCCGGAACGCCCGAGACGATCTCTGCCGAGGACAAGGACATCCGCAAGTTCGGTGATACCGGGACGGCGTTTGTTGTTGCGGCGGCGGGGGCGGGCGATCCGTGGGCGCACGAGCTGTTCAGCACGGCCACGTCGTTCGAGTCCACGCTTCTGCGAATGGACGTGGATGCCTTCGATAACGTCTACATCCCGGTCTATTCAACTGCGGCGGGAGACACATACGAGGACATCTCCGTTGTCGGGTATCGGCGTGCGTCCACGGGAACGGCGGACGGGGACGAGTTCTTCAAGTTCTCGGACACGCACGAGGCGTTTGCGGTCATCGCGGACCCGAAGAAGCCCTCGCTGCCCAAGGGCGACGTGATCCAGCACGGGGAATTCCTGTACCTCGGCACGGAGGTTCTAGCTGCGGACACTACGTTCCTGTCGGCGTTCAAACTGCGACAACTTCTGACGACGAACACGAGCGGCTCGGTACGGACATCGACCATCGTGGCCGTGTGCAACGGGATTGCGTCGAAGATCTCGCTGGCAGGCGCGCCGACGACGATCACGGGCGGGCCGATTGACGCGAACGCGCAATACATCGACTCGGCGGTGCTGTTCGGCAAGCTGTTCTTCCTCGACGGCAAGGACATTTGGACCTACGACCCGATCGAGGACACGATTGCGGTGTACGAGTCCAACTCGCCGGGCAAGTTCCTGCCTCGGTGCAAGCTGTTGGCTTCGTGGCGAGGGAGGCTGGTTGGTGCGCGGCCTGCGGACAACGCGAACAACTGGTTCATGTCCAAGCTCGGGGATCCGTTCAACTGCGATCTCGCGCCCTTCACGATCACAGAGGTTCAGGCTGTTCTAGGCTCGGACTCCAGGGCCGGTATTGCGCCCGATGCGATCACGTCGCTGATTCCCTACAACGACGACCTGCTCATCTTCGGCTGCGACCACTCGATCCACCGCATGACGGGGGATCCGATGGCGGGCGGCGAGTTCCACTTGATCTCGGACATCACGGGCATCGCGTTCGGGCGGGCCTGGGCAAAGGACCCCGAGGGGGTCATCTACTTCTTCGGCTCGAAGGGCGGCGTGTACCGGATGCTCCCCGGTGGGCTGCCTCAACGCATGACGTTGAACCGGATCGAGCGGCGGCTGGCGGACATCGACCTGACGACGAACCGGATCGAGATGGCCTGGAGCTACGACGAGGACGGGCTTCGCGTGATGGTCGTCCCGTATGGCGCTGGCGGAACGCACGTCGAGCACTACTTCTGGGAGCGCAAGACGGACGCTTGGCACGTTGACGATTACGGCAAGGTTGGGACGACGAGCGTTCAGCCGACGTGCCTGTTTGTGAGCGACGGGGACCTGCCTGCGGATCGCAAGCTCTTGTTTGGATGCGAGGATGGCCGGGTGCGCTACCACGACCGGGATGCGCTGGCGGACGACACGGAGCCGATCAACTCGTTTGCGCTCATGGGGCCGTTTGTGCCCGACAACGAGGGGATGCAAGTCCGGTTCTCGGGCTTCGAGTTTGTGACCGCTGCGAGCCAGGAACCCCCGCTCTGGTATCTGTACGCATCCGACACCGCGCAGATGCCGCGTGAGCCCAAGGCGCACGGACGCTTGAAGGTGGGGCGCTCGAAGGTGCTCGTGCCGATGAAGGGGTCGGCGTGCTGGGTTGGACTTGGCTTGACGGACACGGATGGCCGGTGGGCGTACGAGTCGGGTGCGTGCATGGCCGAGCCGATGGGGATAACGAGGGTGCTGACGTGAGCGGACGCGGCACAGCCTCCATTCGCGGCGACGTTCGCCTCTACCCGAAGTGGCCGAAGAAGTGGCGATATAGCCCGCTCGACACCTACATGATCGCGGTGCTCAAGGTCTTGGCGTTCAATCGTGGCGGAACGCGCATCGTCATCTCGAACGGGATGCGCGAGCAATTGAAGCGGCTGGGCTGGGTTCGGTTCCGCCGTGACGCGGAGGGATACACCTACTCGCTGACGCGGCTGGGCGAGAAGGAGATCGCGGTGTTCGAGGCGGTCTGCGAGGAGGGGGTCTAGTGGGCGAGCCGGTTCCCCATCGCCGAGACGGACGAAGGCGCAAGGGCGGCTACTCGCCCCGTCTGGGCAAGGACGACCCCCGGCTTCGCAAGCAGGTGGACTCCGGGCCGACCGAGGACGCGCAACGCGGAGCCGTAGGCAAGGACAAGAGCGGCAAGCATGAGGTCCGCATCGACCCTCGCAGCGCGATCGAGAAGACCCCCAAGGGCGAGCTGACGCTGGACAAGTCGAAGCTCGGAGGGGGCGGTGGGTCCACGACGTTCAACACGACCTTCGCCGGAGGGGGTGGAGGCAACGGAGACGGCAGCCAAGGCCCTCCGGGTGATCCTGGCCCTCCCGGTCCCCCTGGCGACACGGGGCCGCCTGGAGGCCCTGGGAGCCCCGGAGAGGAGGGCGAGCCCGGCCCGCCCGGCATCCCCGGTGCGCCCGGCTCCGTTGGTCCTGCGGGCTCTCCTGGGCGTGAGGGGCCTCCTGGGGATGACGGGGAGCCTGGACCCCCTGGAATTCCTGGTGCTACGGGCGCCACGGGCGCGACCGGTGCAACCGGCGCGGCGGGTCCGGCTGGTGTGTCGATCATGCTGGACCCCGACCCCGGCGAGGATGGCGCTCCTGGGCCTCCTGGAGCGGCAGGGGCCGCAGGGGCTACGGGCGCGACGGGGGCACAGGGTGTCCCCGGTCCTGCCGTGATGATGCTCATGGACCCCGAAGAGGGGGATCCTGGGCCTCCGGGTCCGATGGGCGCGACTGGTGCGACGGGGGCAACGGGTCCTGCGGGCGCGTCGGGTACGGGGTCGGGCGCGGTTCTGTTCTTCGAGGAGCCGGGCGAGGACCAGATGTTCTTCCCGCCGGGCACGCTGGACGCAAACCGGGCTCCAGGTCCGTTCGCGTTCACGGGGGTCATCACGCCCACGGCGCTTTCGGGGAACGTCAACGACTACGACCCTCCTGGCGGCAAGGAGGCTTCGACGTGGCGAATAGATCCGGGCGGAGCTTCGGCGCGGGACGTGACGGGGATTGCTGGCGGGACTCCTGGACGGCGGCTGCGGATCATCAACATCTCGACCACGGCCGGAGCGCAACTGACGCTCAAGCATGAGGACGCCTTGTCGGCGGCGGGAAACAGGTTCACTTTCACGCAGGCCGGAGACGTGCTCTTGATCGACCGCGAGTCGATGCTTCTGGAGTACGACGCGGTTTCGTCCCGGTGGCGTCAATGCGACAAGAACCAGCCTCAGACGCACGGGGTCAACCACATCAACGGGATTGACGACGTGCCGCTTGCGTTGGGGTGCAACGACGTTGCGACGAATGGCACGAACGGAATCGTTCCCGCGCCTTCGGTCGGACAGGCCAAGTACGTCCTTCGCGCAACGCGAGCAGGGGCGGGCAATACGCTTCCCTGGACGACGTACTCGGATGCGTTTGATTCAGCGTTCACCTCGACGCAAGGGCACGTCTTCTATCGTTCGGGGTCAGCGTGGACGACTCTCGGCCCCGGCACGAGCGGCCAGTTCCTCAAGACGCAGGGTGCGGCGGCGAATCCGGTGTGGGCGGACACGCCTGGAGTCCCTGTTTCAATCCAGACGTTCTACACGGCGGGCAACTTCACATGGACACGGCCCGCGGGCGTCGGCTCGATCCGCGTGCGGTGCATCGGTGGTGGCGGATCTGGCGGTGGCGTGTCCTGCACGGTTGGAAATACCGCCGGATCTGGAGCTGGAGGATCGGGTAGCTACACGGAGAAGTGGTACTTCACGGCTGCTGCAAGCTACACAGGCACGGTCGGGGCTGGCGGTGCTCAGGTTGCGGACGGGGCGAATAACGGCAACGCGGGCGGGCAGAGTTCCTTCGACAACGCTGGCACACAGATTGGCGCTCCCGGTGGTGCGGGCGGCGCTGGATATGCTGGAGCGGCTGTTCCTCAAACGATCCAGGGCGGCAACGGTGGCGTTCCAGGTTTCGGCGGTGACGTGAACGGTGGCGGGCAGCCCGGATTGCAGGGCATGGTGATCGTCGACGGATACGCGGCAGGCGGGAACGGCGGCTCGATTACCCCCTACGGGCGAGGCGGCGTGCAGCGATTTATCAACAACACGAACGGCGGTGCTCACGGGGTGGCCGGAGACGGGATCGGTGGGGGAGGCGGCGGCACCGTTCGGTACAACACGAACACCAACCGGCACGGCGGCGCAGGTTCAGACGGTGGAGTCATCGTTGAGGAGTTCCGAGCATGAAGTTCTACGTGAAAGCGGCGGACGGGTTCTACGACATCTTCTGGACGCACCAGTCGAATCGACCCGACTTGGCTGCGGCCCAAGACTTCACCATCCTCGTAGACCCCGGCCCGCCCCCGTCTGCGAGCATCGCACGCGAGGACCCGCCCAAGCGACCACCTGAACCTGACGAAGACTGAGGACTAACACATGGCACA